ATTTGAAATTTGAAATTTTGATTTGCACGACAGAAACAATAAATTGCTCGAGCGGTCGCTTTGGCTCGATTTAATTCCTTTGCGTTTTTCTAAATGTTTTTAAATGCAATACGTAAACACTAAGTAACTTAGAAATAAATTTCTTAAGCCCACGAGTAATCAAGGTTATAGCTTGACACCTCAGTGGACTCGCCGAAGAAAAGATCGTCAAGATACGCCCATGTTTCAATTGGAAAAGTCACTCCCCTGCGCATCCAATAATCCGATAGTGTTCCACACACCTGATTGAAGTACTCGTGCCCCCATGCATATGAGAGACGGGCAGCTTCAATACAGTTGTCCAGAGACACTGAAGGTTTATCAGTGTAAGGGGTCCTAATCCAATTAGGAATATCTTCGATCATTGGTTTTTCCAAAGCAGCAAGGAATGTCATTGCGCCCCGAGTTGGGTGGGGAACGAAATAACATTTAAGAAAAGTTGCTTCAGAAATATCTGTATATTTTCGAATAACGCCCGACTTGTCTGCGTCGGTGTAACGAATACCATGACCAGCAAAAATCGATTGGAGTGTTTCATTATTGAAAGACTCCTTAATCGAGGGATGTACTGACATGATTAAGTCATCACCATAAACATAAAGTCGAACAAATTGATGAAAAGCCGAGAGAGTTCCTAGATTTGTTCCTTGCCAGCGAGATAGCCAAGCAAGGCGCACATAAAGGAGATTTACTAAAGAATTAATTAAAGCTGTGAATGGGTTCCCAGAAGGGGAACCACAAAGAGTCTGAATCACAGTATCAAGTGAAATTTCAGTGCTGAAGGCTAAATTTTCAAAAAGAGTTTGTCGAATTAGATGATCTTCTGAGAGACTGCTAACACGTTCGTTCTGGTACTCATCGTACCAAGAATTAATGATGTTACAGCACTCAAGGACTAGACTTGGGTCTAATCCTGGGCCGAAACCTGAATAATCGCCGCAGATAACACTATCACCCATTGATAGCAGATCATTAGCAATCTTCGACCAATCCCACCCATGTACGTTGACACCTACGGCGACTCCAACGCTTAATCCATTCTGCTGCACTGCAGAACAAAAATCCAGAACATAACGTCTAAATTCAATTACCTGGTCAAGAGGACACCCGTTAATGAGGCGGGGCATCTTACCGGGCTTGAGACGTTCGTCTTTCAGAAAGTTCATATAGGGCGAGAAAGGAATAATGCCTTGTTGTCGCTTAGTATGGTTCACGTTATAAATGTTGACCAGCTCTGGCCGAACACTATCAACTTGAAGACCATTAAGTGTTTCACGATATGAGATGAAATCGGTTTTCTTGGTACCGATACCCAACGTGCACAAAGGCCAGCCGACGGATGTGTTCCTCTTCAGGGGTTCCTGGAAAGGCACATTTGGTCGCCCGACTATTGCTTCCTCAAAGCTGCGGCGCCCGACGCCTTGAACGACGGGTTTACAACGGGAGAGGATGCAGTTGCGTAAATCGGAAACTGCTTCGTTGACATGAGAGGGAATCCACGGTCTCGGTGGCAAGCCTCCCTTCTCAACTGCAGCTGTTAGGCGATTAAGCCCGG